TAATATTTTTTTACCGCTTTCATCAGCAGTAACTCCTGTATTTCCTACAACAACTCCAAATGAAACCATTTGACTATCTGCTAGCATAATTTGTTTTGGATTTCTTGGATAGCTAGTTTTTGTTATCATGTTTGCCATGTTAAATTACCTCCTTATTAATTAAAATAACTATTTTCCTTTTTTACTGTAATATGAGATTTTGCTAATCTTTCGGCTCTTTCTTCTGCCTCTGTTTTTGTATTTGGATCAGAATTAGAACCTGTCTTGAAGTTACCCATTCCTCCAAGTTTATCTTTAGTTACATCAGCTTTTCCTTTTTCATAAGCTTTTTGTACTAAAGTGTTTACATAATTTGCAATTTTAGAAGTTTTTTCTTCATCGTCTGTTGCAATTGCAGAAATAAATTCTCCAAATTCTTTATCATCATCTGCTATTCCAGAATTTAATCTAGCTTTTGCAGTAATACTTGTAGCTTTGTACTGACTGTTGTTAACTTTTCCTTCTAACAATTGTTTTTGTAATAGTTCCAATTGCTCTTGTAAAGCTTTATCAGCCGCTGCTTGTTTTTCTTCATCTGTCATTTTGTTTTGTAATTCAATATTTTTTGCATCTAAAGCTTCTTGAAGTTTTTTCTTTTCTGCTTCTGCTTTTTCTCTGTTTACATAATTTCCTCCACTTAAAACTTGGTTTTTGAAGAAACTTTGAATTTCTTCTGTTGTCATATTTTCTTTATAAGTTTCTCCCATCAATTCTTTTAATTGTTCTTCCATGAGTACCTCCTTCTTTTTCAACCGTGATTATAGCTCTTCTCTGAGCATGGTCTATCTACAAATATAGCCATTGTAGAACTGGCAATTTATATTTCCAGCTTTTGCTGTTAATATCATTTTAATTATTATTATTACTATTACTGTTACTATTGCCGTTAGTATTTCTGTTGCTATTACTATCGTTATTATCGTTATTATTATTACTTAACACTTCTTGTGTTCTTTTTTGCATTTGTAAATTGTTTTCAGCTACATCTTGCCAATATTTTTTTCCTCTATCTATAACTTCTACAACATCAGTTGTCATATCAGAAATTTCTAAAGCATCTGCTGGATCTAATGTTTTTGTTCCAACTAAAGTACTGTAAGATTGAGCTTTTGTTTGTAAATTATCATTTTTATTTCTTGTAAACTTAACATCTATATAGATTGTCTTTAAATCTATTCTTGACATTCCTAATAATTGTAATATTTTTATAGCTACTGCTATTTGTTTTTTCTTAGCTATTTTAAAGTAACTTTCTTTTATTCTTGCTACTATTTCTATATCAGCCCAACCATCTCTAAGTTTTACAGCTTCACTAGTGTCACCACCGCCTCCGCCTCTTGTTTTTCTGTCAGGTATACCTATTATAGTTTTATATGCTTCTTCTAAATATTCTCTTAACTGACCAATTCCAAGGCTATCTAATTGTTGATATAAAAATTTTGCATCAACATTTGTTCCTGGTGCTCCTAAAAGTTCTAATATTCTATTTTTCTTTGCTGATGCTGCTACATCTTGATCTAATTCAGAATTTATAATTACTAATAAACTTTTAATTACATTTTCTACATCATTTACACTATCAGAGCCAATTTGATTTAAAGCATTTAATACACTTATTGCTACTTCAAAATCTCCCATCAAGAAATTATTATTTTGAACCATTTGTATTGGATTTAATCCAATTAAATTGACATCTTCTATTACTTCATTTCTTGTTCCACTTAAAGTTCCATTTCCTACTGATTTTATATAAAATATTTGAGTATCTGTAAAAGCTGTAAAATATGTATTTTTTTTATCTGTCCAATATGTACATGTTAATCTTACTGGATTTCCTATTTCAGATGATTGTACTACAAATGTTGATAATACATCTAAATTATTTATTGATATTGGTATATCTGGCATGTAATCACTTGAAATATCTTTTGATGGTAAAACACAAAAGTATGCCAATCCACATATAGCTGAAAATGTAGCTGTTTCATTATCTACTGTACTAGAGTTTTCATATTCAAAAATATCTGATAAATTTTTTATTTCTTTTCTGTATTTTGCTTTCCTAGGAATAATTTGAATTGGTTTTCCAAAAGTATAACCAACAATATCTCTGACACTTGAATGTGCATAATTTAATACAACTTTGTTATTTATTTCACTTGTAGATGGTGCTGTTCTTTTTAGTATGTCTTGTTGCCCTTTATAATAATTAATTAAATATTTCATATCAGCAACATTTAATCTATGAACATTTAAAGCATCAAACAAAATTTGTATTATTGTATCTTTATTTATTTCTCTATCATCAAATATTCTTCTTCTACCTTTTCCAACATTACCAACCATATCGCCTATCACAAAATCACTTCCATTTCATAAAAAACCATAACTTTATTAAAAAGTTATGGCTCCCTGGCTTCATATTATTTATTTTGGCTCTCCGGCACGGTATTTATATATATTTCTTTTTTACATCTTTTACAATATAAATACGCTTTTTCAATTTTTCCAGTATTTTCTACTTTACATAATAATTTTCCACAAATGGGACAGTTTACATTTATTTTCATTTTACTACCTCTTATTTAGTATATTAAAAGAAGCTTTAAAAGTCAATAAAAAAGAAACACAAATTTTAAAAATGTGTTTCTTTTCGTTCTTTTAAAACAAACAATTGAAAAAGCTACTAATTATTTTATATCATAATTAAAAATAAAAGTCAACTATATTCCTAAATCTTCTTTACTCACGCTACTTCTTGCTCTTCCTATCCTTACATATCCTAAAACATTTGTAAACAAACTTGATAAAGAATCTGGTGCATCATCATGTTGTTTCCCTTGCATATTAGGAGCTTGATTAAATTTTGTTAACTCATCTACAAAATCATTGTACATTTTATTATTTCTTATTACTTTTCGTTCTTTTATTAATAATCTATAATCACTTTTTGGCTCTCCTTTTATCGGTCCTTGACATGCTAATATTCTATCTAATTTTGATTTTGTTGTCGGAACTTTTGACCACGTTATATTACATCTATAATTTTTTTTCTTTAATTCTTCTTGAACTTTTTCTGCGTACATATCTCCACCATTATTAGCTTCAAAATGACATGCTGTTATTTGGTAAGTTATTATCGCATTTACTACTAATGGGATTGTTTCTTCTTTTTTTCCTTGACTAAACACTACATCTGTTAAATATACATCATGGTTATCATATTCGGAACATATAGGCATTGCTAAACTATCTCCTCCACCCCATGCTACGTCAACAGCAGCTATTCTTCTTTCTAACCCATATTCTGGCTCTTCTAAAAATTTTGTTAGTTCTTCTTCACTAAAAACTATTCCTAATCTTTCAATTGGATTTTGTTGTATTAAACATTCAAAACTAACTGTGTCCATTAAATCTTTATCTTCTAACAATGACTCTGTTGTTAATGCAAACCCATATTTATAATTAAAATTAGTTTCATTATTTTCATTTAGTCCAGGTACTCTTATTACTTCTATTCTATCTGGATCCCTATCTTTATAATATTTTATTATTCTAGATAATGGATCATTTATACTAAATATAGTTCCTATAATTAGCATTTTACAATTACCTTGCATACGTTTTTTTAATGTTCCTGTGAATTCATCCCACTTCTTGTCTAATACGTCTTTATTTCTTGCCTCTTCTATATTTTTTATTAAATCATCTATATACAAAACATTGTGTGCCCTTGTTCTTCCTGTTATTCCTCCGTCAAATCCACAACAATACAATGTATATTCTGAATGTGGTTTCTTTTTGCCATCATTTCTATAATCTAATGTCATGTTTTCAGCACTTTTTAATACATTTTGTAAATTAGGAAATATTTTTTGATAATTTCCGTTTTCGTCTTCTATTAACGTAATTTCTCCATTATAAAATTTATCTTTTGCTATTGTTGCTGAATAACTTACCATCATATTTGGCAAATCAGGTGCTTTTCCTATGCAAAATGACATAAATCTTTTTCCGATCTCAGTTTTTCCAGTACCTTGAGGCATTGATATTGTCATTACTGCTCTTGGCTTATAATAAAATTTTTCTAGTTTTTTCGATATTGGTCCTAGTACTGATGTCCTCGGTGCAAAAAATTGCTTTTCTGGCGGAATACCAAATTCTATCGCTATCATATAATAACTAAATAAATATGCAGCTAAATAATAATAATTATTTTTCATTATTTCTACTGCTTCTATCTTTTTACTATCTTCTATTTCTTTTAATATCTTTGGTACTATTTTTGTTATTTCTATTGCTATTATTATACTATTTGAATACTCTAATTTATCTTCTTCTTTATTATATACTACTCTTTCTTCTTCTTTTTCATTTTCTTTGTAAAAAAATCTTAAAGCATCTAATTGTTTTATCTTTTCAAAATAATCCTTTTCATATGATAAATGATTTGTTATTTTTTTTATCTCCATTTCATAAAGCATGATTTCATCTCCTTTATTCTTTTAGTAATATTCTTCTTTTAGTAATTCTATTGCTTTTGAAATGTATTCATTCATGCTTATAAAATTCTTTCCTTTTGTTTCCATGCTTTTTTCTTTTAACCATCTGTGTTGCTCTTTTGGTAATCTTACACTAAATCTTACTGTTAATCCTTCTTTCTCTTTATTTATTCGTTTCTTCATTCTCTCCTCCTATTTATTATTCTTTAGAAGAAATATCTATTGATACTGTATTTACATTTTCTTTGATTGCTTTATCTATTATTTCATCTATTCTGTCTAATATTTCCAATGCTTTCTTCTCATTTTCATATTTTTTTAACGGATATTTTTCTTGTCCCCCCAACGATGAAGTCGTTAAATATCCATCTCTCTCTACTCCTATCTTGTCCTTCATCTTTACTAATTGATTTTTGGTTCTAAAAAAAATATCCATATTCATCACCTCTATATTATTATTATTTCATTAAATCTAAAACATTCCTTGTATTTCTCTTTTGATTGAGTTTCAAATTCTACTAAAACAAAATTATCATATATATTTATTATTTTTCCTATTTTAAATCTTTCACCGTCTCTTAACTCTCCGTCTTTTATAAGGTATATTAACCTTTACAATTGTGCCTATTTCCATTGTAAAGCCTCCTTATTTTTATCTCTTTGTGCTATTTTCCAGTTGACCCAAATCCTCCTGTTCTTTCTCCATCAGCATTATCATTGTATACTGTTTTATATTCCATAAATATTCCTTGTCCTAATTTTTCTCCTGCTTCAATTACTACTGTTTCATTACTTAAATTATAAAATGCAAACATTATCTCTCCTTCATTATCAGGATTGTCTACATAATCTGCATCTATAATTCCTATGCTGTTTGGAATTACTAATTTCTTCTTCTTTGGGTTTGAACTTCTATTTACTAACATTAAAAACTCATTATCTTTCATGTAAGCCTTTATTCCTGTAGGTATTAATACTGGATTATCTCCTATTTTATATGGTGGTATATCTACTCTCTCTAGATTATAAAAATCATATCCTGCACTCTTTTTAGTACTTCTTTCTGGTAATTTTTTATTCTCTATTTCTTCTACTTTTTTTACAAATTCAAATTTTCTTGTTTCTTCCATATCATTTCTCCTCTTTTAATAATATTATACATTGTTTTCTAAAAAATAACAACCTTTTTTATTTTTTTCCAATTAAAGCTAACGCTTTTATAATTCCATTTTCTAAGTCCTCTTTCTCTTGTTTTAATGCTTGATAACTTATTGCTATACTTTGATTTTGTTTCGTTATTTCGTTTATCTTATTATTTGTTTCTTCATTTTTCTTGTTTATTTCTTCTATCTTTTTGTTTATTCCATCTGTTTTTTCTTTTAACGTTATATAATCTTTTTCTATTTTTTCTCTTTTTTTCTTTTCCTCTTCATATTTTACTTTATAATCATTTTTTTCTTTTTCCATTTTTTTCCTCCTTTTTTACTTCTCTGGCATTTCATATTTACACATTTTTGCAAGTTTTAGTCTTAAATCTGCAACTTGATAACTGTCATTAATACTAGATATACTTGCATAATTTACTATTTCTTGCAATACTTCTTTTGCTCTTTCTTCTGTTTTATAAATTCCTATATCTTCTGATAAACCATAACTGTATATTGAAAAGCCTGAATCTCCTCTATCTATTGTTCTTAGCTCTAAACATTCTGTTGTCATATTTTTATATTGACTTACTATTACCATTTTTTTACCTCCTTTTTAAATATTTCTTGTATTTATTTCTGGTTTATTAATAAAAAAATCATTATATAATATTTTTATTCCGTATTCTTTAGCTACCTGGTATTCAATTATACACCCTCTTGCTTCTCTCCAACCATCACACATATATAATGCGTCTATATCTTTCATAGCACTTATTGATTTTCCTAAATAATATATACCTTGATTACAGTCTTTTGGTGCTTCTTCTGTAAATATCGTGTCCACTACTTCTATATGCATATTATTAAATTTTTCTATTATTGATTTTCTTTCTTTTCTTATTTGTTCTTCTGTTTTACTTGCCATAGGCTGACTAATCATTACCTTCATTTTATTTCCTCCTAATCTATTCTTGGTATGTGTTTTTCTATTTCTTCTTTACTTATTTTTGTTTCTTTTGATAGCATTTTTTCTTCTACTATTGTCATTGCTTTCTTTAATTTATCTTCTGGTATCTTTCTTATACTGTATAAATATTCTAAATTTCTATATCCTTCTATCGTTTGCCTTACTGCTGTTGCTAACATTTGTGGTGGTACATTTGGACACATTTTATAAAATATATCAGCTATCTCTCTTTCTAAATTTTTCCTCTCTACCTCTTGCTCTAATGCACTTTGTAACTTCTTCTCCTCTTCCACTACTTTTTACCTCCTATATCTATTTTTTTTAATCTCTCTTGATCTTTTACTATTGTTTTAAAATCTATTCCTGCTTTCTTTAATTCACTTATACAATCTTCTAAACTTAAATGCCCACTTCTAAAACTGTCTACATTATTCCAGATTCTCTCCATTACTTCTGGTAATCTCTTCTTTCCTAATCCACATACATAATTTAACGTGTACGCTGTCGCTATACTATATATGTCTAAATACTCTAATATTATCTCTTTTGCCTCTTCTGTACTTCTTTCTATCATCTCTCTATATACTTCATCTACCCATTTCCTTAATTGCTTTGGATTATTAAATATCTTATCTAGCCTCTTCTCTTGTCTCTTTGTTAATTCCACTTCTATCCCTCCATGCTTTCTATTAAATAATCATATAATTTCTCTGCTGTTGATATATCTATATTTTTTCCGCTTTCTTCTTGTATACACCCTTCTTTGTATTCCCTTCCATAATCTAATTCATATATCCACCAGCTTATTATATCTGCATCTTCAAACATTTTCTCTAATAATTTTATTACTATTCCTTCATGCGATATCATTAAACTCATTGCATTGAAAAAATCTGTTTCAATCGCATCTCTCAATTTCATAGCTTTATCATTTGTTTCATTTACAAAATCTTTTACCTCTCTTAACCTATCTATTATCTCTATAAATTCTTCTTTACTTATCAT